CAAAAGACTCTCTGTTCTTAGCTATGAACTCTGTTCTGAAACCCTTGTGACGATAAGCCCAGTTAGGTAGACGCTCAGTAGGCTTCTCGTTATCGTAAGCCTTAGCTTTATTGTTATCGTTAAGGAGTGTATCACTTAGAGTTGTGAACTCTGAATGTAGCTTAAGGAGTGCATCCTTGTTAGCCTTAACTTCCGGAGAAGCCTTAGACCAATCAAGCGGCTTCTTAGCCTCTGTGGAGGGTTCCACGACTTCCCTGTAGAACTTAGTGGTAATCGTACTAACGTAGTCTGAACGTCCCATAGAGCTCTGTCCAGCAGGTGTATTAAAGGATGCCTCGATAGCCTCCTGATCCCTGAGTATTGAACTATACTTAGCCACTGCTAATTGCTGTTCCTGCACCATACCCGGACCACTGTAGACTTTGTTACGTGTAGCACCAAGCATATCAGCAATCTTCTGGAGAGTCTTTGAACGTCCCTCAGCAGCCGAGAATGCCTGCGACAGTGCGCCTTTTAAGGCTACCATAGGGTTCAAAGTGAAAGCTTTTACATGTTCCAGTGTAGTGCTGGGTGCTTCGTGCTGATCTGCAAGTTCACCAAGGATATCCTCAGGTTCTGTTTGACCATTAGCACCTGAAGCTTCCTTGTGATTAGCTGCAGCAAGTTCATCTGTTGACCTTACATAACCGAACTCAGCTTCCTCTGCCTTACGGAATGGTGTGTTGACATTATCAAACCGTCCATCATTATCATTAACAACATCAACAGCAGCTTTCCAATCACCAACTTGGTAGGCAATTCCGGGGGTGGCAAAGCCAGCACCCATAAGACCACCTGCAACGATAGCATTAGTCATACGGTTCTGGATCTCGTCATAGTCCCATTCTTTATCAGAGCCTATAACAGAGGCAGTGTACTCAGTGAGTTCCTGCATTGCTTCTGTGGCACCCTCACCTGCGGTAGACCTTGCAAGGCTCTTCACACTTTCCCTGAACAGGTGACCCTTAAGTATCTGGTTAGCACCAAATGCTTTAGCATCATCAATGTAGGTTAGTAAGCCTGCTTTAGATACAGTTAAGAGTTCCGCAGATGCAGCCTTCATAGCTTCAGCATGTGGTAAGTGTTTGAACTTATCTGACTTTGCTATAGCTTTAATAGCCTCTACTCGACCTTCTTTTGTGATCATCATGGAAGGACTCACAAGTCCCTTCAGTCCTATCTTATCCAAGTAAGTCATAGCTGCACCAGCAACGATAGCCACACCGATGTTCTTATCTTCCACTGAACCTTCCATAGAATCTAAAGTCATACCTGTGTACATAGACAGTGGCAGTGCCATAGAAGTACCATAGGTAACTGGTGCTGCTGCCATACCAACCATAGTTGCACCCATGAAGGGTATAGATGTACCAAGCATACCTTTCATGCCTGTGGTGACTTCATCAAAAGATGTCCAGTCAATCTCAGTTACATCCATCTTCACAGTTGGGCGACCATCAATATACTTCTGGTTAACAGCAGCATCAGCAGCAAAGCTAGCCTCAGCTTCATCAGATCCAAAGCGGTTTGCAAGGGTCTGACCTAAGGTGTTGAGGCTCTTACTCAGTGTTGCATAACCAACATCAAAGCCAGTACCAAAGGGAGTCCTTGAACGACCAGCGTAATCAGCCCCTTTGTTCTTTGACTTGATAGCCATATAGAGATCTGGATTAGCAGCATACTCAGCTGCATCAAAAGCTATGAGCTTCTCCATTGGTAACCCACCGTACTGGTCGGTCTCGTTCTCATAGATAGCTGTTCTAGCTTCATCGTATGCTGTCCATGTACTGCTACCAGCATCAGCTGCCATACCGTATAGTGAACTAGTGACATCATCTTCTGAGTTGTACTTTGTAATCTGAGATACACCAGTTCTGATAAGTGTATCAGCAAAGGAGTTGCCATCAGCGTCATGTAGGTCACCTATCTCACGGCCATACATATCTGTCTCACCAGTATACACAACGTTAGTGAACCCACCCCTTTGGGCAAGCCCCCAGTTGTACGCTGTGGCTGCGTCAGCGCCTGCCTCACCAGCTTTATACTTACCATTGATTATCTTAGCTGTCTCTCTTGAATCCATTCCACGGAGTCGTATAGACTCCCCTGTGGATGAATCCTTTAAGGTATCACCGTCAATGAATGATAAGGTAGTACCTTCGAGGGCTAAAGGGTTTACTTGGGGGCCTTGTGAAGCCTCTCCTTCCACATCTAGTGCGTCAACTAATCCTGCAACAAGACCTTGTCCCATAGTGTTCTCCTAATGTTTATTTCTTCTGTAACTGTTTATCCACAAGAAGCTCAAACTTTGCAGCTATATCTGGATTGTTTATACCTAAGTACTTATGATCTGCAGTTGACTTGCCGCTTGCCAACCATGCGCCCATAGCGTTAGTGTTAGCCCCGTCAGCTACATCAGACCAATGCTTAAGTGCAGCAGGGTCCTTCATAACTGTATCCTTAAAGATCCCAGCCAACCTTTGAAGTGTCTTAGTTGGTGTGATTAATGAACGTATCTTCTCAGGGCTATGCTTGTTCTTAGCAGCATCTGCCATTAAGCCTGCATTGATACTGTCAACTCGTTTGTTCAGTGTTGCCACAGCTTCGTAAGGTAACTGGTAGTCTTCTTCCATCTGGGACACACCATCAGCAGTCCAAGTGCCTTTGCCAAATACAAACTCAGGTATAGAACCTTCGACTGTAAGCTCAGCCTTAAGCTGGTCAGACCGGATAGCATCAGCCATAGCAGCAACATTGTTACCACTGAAAGCGTCTGTTGGATTCTTGATAGTACGCATCATGTACTTACGGATTGAGTTAGTGGTTGCAGTTTGATATGCAACTGAACTAGTATCAACACCAGAGAGTCTTGCACTTCTGTTCACAATAGCGTATGCCTCATTGAGGTCAGCACCATCAGCAAACAAAGCTTGTGCAGCCTGTCGCTGTTCAATTGGGTAGATCTCACTGTTGTTAGAGATATTAGCCAGTACATCCTTGACTGAGTTATCCATGTTCTTCACGTTGCTACTGTCAAGCTCTTCATAAGTACGGTGCATAGGGTTGCTCTTATCATAAGTCTGCAGTCCCTGCTTCCTTGCATTGTAGATCTCGCCACCAGATGAACGTTGGAAGTTACCGCTCTTAGACATGTAACCAATCTCTTGCTGCCTAGTACGAGGATCCCACATAGGTACAGTCTTGGACATATCCAATGCATCGTTCTCAGCTTTCTTAGCGTTAGCTTTTGAGGTAGCAGTCTGAGTCAGTAAGTCTTGCTTATCCTGATTAGCCCAGCCTTGAAGTAACACTTGACCAGCAGCCATACCTGAACCACTACCTGAGTAGCCCATAAGACGAGCACCTGTGTAGTATATGAGGGCTTGCTGTATAGCCTTATCTTCAAACAAAGATCCAAGTGCCTTACCTGCCATACTCATGACAGTCTTAGGGTCAGTCTCTTCTTTACTTTCAAGTAACTCAACAGCCTTATCACCTACGTTTCCAACTTTATCCATATCCTCTGGAGGTATATTCTCAAAAGCTGAAGGATCAACCTTAGCTGCTGCATTTAGTAAGTCTTTGACTGGAGGTTGTGTACTTATTACTCTCTTAATTGATTCTTGAGTAATGATGTCTGCTTCACCAGCTATACTGACCGCATTATCTATCTTATCTTGAATACCCTGTACGATAGGGCCAGCCTCACGCTCACCCTGTTTCATCAGTGCAGCCTTTTTAGCCTCCAACCCGGGGATCTGCCCTAAATAACCTTCCTTAACTTGAGCCAAGGCCTTAGGTGGCATACCTGCAAGGTCACCTGCATAAGCCTCAGGTACAGTCTGCATAGTCTGTTGTAGTCCATAAGTGGTATTAGCAGGCTCTGCGGGTGGGACTGGGAGCTCCACTACTGGTTCAGTATATGGGGCTGGTATATCACTTTGAGGTGTAGGGACACTTTGAGGTGTAGGCACTTGACCTACCTGTGCTGGCAGTGTTGGGCCCCCAAGGCCGAGGGTACTCATTAAATCTTCTAACATACCCATCACTTACCTCCAATCTGTTTAATAGCTGCTTCCGTATTAGCATCAGCGCCCTTACCCCCACCCGCAGGTGCTTTATAGTTAGGGTTCTGTGTTGGAAGACCAACTGGTTGTCCATTGCCACTCAACACAGGTGCACCGGAGGTGTCTCTTAATACATTAACTGGTTGTTGTGGCAGTCGTACTTGATTAGTGTAGCCACCCATATCGGGGCCACCATTCTGAGGTATTTGTGGTACATTAATATCCCTGTTGAGCTCAATTGTAGGGCCCATTGGGTAATCCACAGCTGGTTGTGCCATAGCTGGGATGCCCATCTGCAGCTGTTGCATACGGCTTTGATCAGCGTACTCTTGAGGTGTCTGTTCATATGTCACTGGAGTAGCTGCAGGCTCTCTGCCAGCCACTGCTACAGCTTTTGGTGGTCTGTTGTCTAAACCATGAACCAAAGCTAAGCGCTCTAGTCGTGCTTCTGGGGATACCTGAGGGATCCACTGGAGGTTCTCAGCACTTGGGGCTGAAGCAATAGGTGATGCCACTGCGCCCTCTTTAAAGTACTCTTCAATTTCTTGTTCTGTCATCTTCTTAATCTCCGAATAGTGTATCCCAAATGGATTTCTCTGTAGTATCTTTACTTGCTTTTGGTACCATCGCTGTTACTTCCTTGCGAGGCTTACCACTTTGATTGCCACCAAACCAACTATTAATGAAGTCATCAACAGAACTGAGAAACCCAGCATCTTCTTGAGGTGGAGCCTCCTGAACCTGTTGAGGTACTGCTTGGGCTTGTTGTGGAACTGCTTGGGCTTGTTGTGGAACTGAGTTTAACTCAACCCCATAGGCTCTCATGGCATCTGAAGTCTCCTTCATACGAGTGGCAACACCGCTACCTGATTCCACTGCCAGTCTATATTCTTTATTATTTAAGAACTCATCAGCCGCTGCACCCCATTGTCCGGAGTTAGCAAGTTTAAGTGTGTCAGGGCTACCACTTAGGCCACCCCTGTAAGTGGAGTCTAGTAATCGTAATTGAAGTTCTTGAGGTAGGTTGTCATAATCACTGACTATACCTCTTGTCTTATCTTCAAAGATATTAACAACATCAGGAAAAGGCATATCAGCATACTCACCTGTCTGACCAAAGTTCTTAGTCGGGATACCTTTGGTGTCGTCATACCAGTCATCCTTGTACCCTTCAGCCATAACTATATGTGATTCTTGTGGGGTTAATGTTCTTCCGAAAAGTTCCTCTGCTCTCTTAACAGCATCAGCTCCATGTAGTGTAGTACCCATATGTCCATTTCCTTATATTATTTACCTGAGTTAGCTGCCAGAAGTCCAGCACCTATTAACACTGGGATACCAAAGGGACCTAGTGCTGCTGCCATAGGTGCTGCTGATGCTAATGCGCCACCGGCTGTTGCACCGGTACCTGCAGCGACTGCTCCAGTTGATAGAGCCTGAGATGCAAGAGCTGCCTCTGCACCACCAGCCAGTCCAGTGGCTAAGCTTGCATTCGTTGCTGCTGCCGTAGGGATACCTGCTGGCATCGTTAGTGCTGCCCATGCATCCGTAGCCCCAGCCTTCATAGTATCACCCATAGCACCTGCAGTATCACTGCCCATAGCTTTCTGTGCAACAGTAGGTGCAAGCTGCTGCATCATGCTAGGTTGTGACTGCATAGGTACGTTAGGTGCCTGAACCCCCTGCATCTGAGGGGCTTTATCTTTCTGACCCTGCATCTGAGGTGCAAAGGGATTGAATCCTTGTTGAGCCATTACTTACCCCCAGTCTTTTCAGTCGTCTGTTCCTTAGGTGCAACACCAGAGAACAATCCAACACGTTGTGCCAGAGCTGTGTATGCTGAGTCTGCCTGTGCTTGGTTCTGAGCCTGTTGAGCCTGTCCAATCATACCTAAAGTCTGTGCACCTTGCCCTTGGATACCTGCGGCAGCACCCATGTTATTAAGTTGTTGGCCCTGTGCTTGGACCCCTGACTGTAATCTTCCGAATTGACCTTGCTCAGCATTAACTGCATTAGACATACGTTGGTCTTGCATTTGTTGTGCCTGTTGATCGATACCTGCAAAGTTAGCTGCCAGACCTTGTTCAATACTCGATTGGTTAATAGACTGACGAGAACCACCAAGACCACCCCGTTGTCCAGCCATAGCATCCGAGGTACCTAAGGCACCCTGTGCTTGCTGAAGTGAAGCTGCTCGTTGACCTGAGAGATCCACAGGATTACGTGCTTGATCGATGATAGCTTGCTCACTACCAGTCATCCCAGTCCGACCTTGAAGCGCATTGAGTGCTCCAGTGTTATTGGCATTGTTATACATAGACTGCTCAAGTCCAGTCTGACGACCAGCAGCAGCAGTACCTTGGTTCTGTGCATTGAGACCAGTCTGTGTGAAACCTGCAACCTGACCAAGCTGGTTAGTGTCGTAGAGTCCCTTAGAATCCTTAAGCATCTCTTTGATCTCAGGCTTGTACTCTGTGGCAAAGCCCGATGTAGTTGTCTGTTTAGAAGGGCCACCACCACCACATAAGGCGAGGTCTTCTTCTTCCCAGTATGACACTTCGCCATGCTCTAGTACTTCTCCAGTAGACATACTAAATGTCATACCATCATAAATCTTAATTAGTTTAGACATCAAAACCCTCCTTGAGGCTCTTCCTGATAGTTACGTACCGCTCTTTCCACCCAGCCTTTATAAGGGGCTTGAGTAGTCCTTTTCTGCCTGTACATTCTATACAGTCTAGTTGGGGGTACTGCTTAAGTATATTGATGAACTCTTCAGTCCACTCTGTCATCTTGTCATTTGTCTTACCACCAAGAGTGATAATATGCATTGATAAGAAGTTGTTGTATTGAACAACCCTTGTGGAAGCTATAGCAACTCTTTCGTCATCATCGTAGACGTACCAGATATGCATGTTAGCGGGGTCGTGTATACAACCCTCGATAACCTGTTGTGCAGTCCATTCACCTGAAGAATGATCAAGGGCCTTGGTGAGTTCTGGTAGGATCTCAGAGTAGTCCTTGAAGATATCTTCTTTGATTAATTGTTTAATGTTAATAGTCAATTGTTAGTCCTCACATCTATTTTTGGTTATCAGTTGGATACTTCGATTACTGATGTATTCCCATTTGATATCATAAGTCTTTGAGATATCTCGTTAGACTTTAACATTTCATTACGGAAAGACTCCACTGCAGCTCCAGTACCTCTAGATTGGGCAGTGTTCTCTATAAGTAATATAGGTTGCCAAGCCATTGCACATTTCCATTGATCAATGATCTCTTCTGACTGTGGGTCTTTGCCTTTTATGTTGGTGTACCAAGCGCATCTTTCGATAGCCCCATCAACTGCCTTTTCACATGTGTGCCCCAGTGGGCAAGTTAATATTGTTTTCATATTTAATCCTTTGAGCAGATAATCACATCAACATAGCTAGGGGAGATAGTTTGAGAACTAACTGAACCACTTAACCCGTGGTTGTGGGTACTGCCACTACCTGCAGTAGCCGTACTCAGTGTACTTGGGATTTGTGTTGAATACCTGACCTCACTGCTGTATATTCTGTCCTCGTTAGGGAAGATATTATTGTTAGTAGTATAACTCGCTCTTGTTTGCATAACATGTGAGTGAATAGGCATCTGAGGCTCAGTCAAGCCATGCCCATCTACTGAAAAGGAATCAGTGTGCGTGTGACTGAATGCAGAGCTAAATGCTGCAGAACCACCTGAACCACCACCATTACCTGAAACTACTCGTAGAGCCTTATCATTATGGGTAGTTACCTTAGTCCACCCTGTGGGTGCTGATGCTTGGTAGAACACTAGCTTAGTCCCCTGAGGGAAAGAACCGAAGTCCACTGCATTTATAACATGGTCCATACCTGACCTAAAAGAAGCCTCAGTTGTATTAGAAGCGGTTACTTCTGCTTTTATCTGGGCTATTGACTGTCCGTCTATTGCCATCTTAATATCCTCTTATTGATACAAACATTACCGTAGATACCGCATTACCGCTGGAATTAAAAGCCCTTGCAGTCACACTACTACCACTTACCTGTGCAGTGCATGTTACAGGAGTAGCCCCACTGTTTGCCGTTATTTGAACTGATTCTATTTTCTCATACACCACACCATTAAAGTCTGAAGGACCTAATGTCACAACAGATGTGTTACCTGTTTCCAACTGATGGTCACTTCCAGATGCATAACACCTAGCTCGGATACGGGTTGCACCAGTACCTAGTATTTCACTACCAGTATGTGTCACCCTTATATCTACCACCTGATTTGATGAGGTATCTTGGAAGATAGTGCCATCTAAGAATGGTGACCAAACACCATAAGACAGACTGTTATACATAGCACCGCCATTATACATACCATCTACGTCTGGGGTAGAAGTGTAATCATGTGGATACATACGACCTAGTGTACCCCTGAATTGATACTCCATTAGGTAGCTATCACTGGGTACTAAATTACCTGATGTGTCTATAATTTCTGGGTATAAACCTCTACCAAATTGAGAGCCTCTGATTACTATCTGCTGAAATAAATATCTATTAGGCAAGTCAGAGCTTGTGTACTGCCCCGTAGCTATAGCTGCTGCCTCTTCATCATCACTGGTCTGCCAATAATACTTATCAGGCGAAGTGCCGGATTTATCTTCACCGAAGGTTGCGTCCACCCTGCCAGCAGTGCCATCTAACTTATATCGTTTATAAGCAACCTTATTGCCATCTATAGACATGATGTTACCTGAGGTAACTATATCACCTACAACCTTAAGTCTTCCGCCATCCCATTCGATACTTTGGGCAGAGCCACCTACTTTGAACTTAACTAAGTTATCATCTACACCTAAGAAAAAGCCACTTACATCACTATCATAGTTTGATTTACCACTGACTAGAGCACCGCCACTGTTATCAGCTATAGTTATATGCCCGTCTACGTCTATGTTAATTGCCTTCACAGCATTTGCCTGAAGTTTCTCTGAACTTATAGCCCCATCAACAAGCAAGTCACCATCTATAAACTCGACAGGTGCTACCCAGATATCTGAAGTTCCAGACCTGATGTACCTTCCGTATAGTTTACCATTAGCGTACTCTATGACCACTGTAGTGCCATATCCAAACTCTTTCTGATTAGTGTATACCCTACCTGTGAAGTCGGACACAGCAGCGACAGCATCGGTTATCCATACGGGGTCCCCAAGTACTGGTTTATTAAAACCACCTTTAGTGGCTGTGATGAACGGGAGTCCACTATCTTTAGCCTGAACAGGCATAAGCTGCCAAGCAGATGGGGTTCCACCGGCGATGGTGTACCTCTCCGCTATCCAATACGCAGTGTTAGGTACAACTCCAGATGCTAGCACCCAAGTAACCCACTGAGCCCACGGAGGGGATGGGTCTCCCATCTCAGACAGGAGTCCGGGATACGTTGAGTAGTATCTCTCGAATTCAGGTGAAGACCCGTCACTGACATCGTATATTGTTAAAGCAGACTTAGCTGTTCTAGTCATAATTACTCCTAGTTTTCAGTTACCGTAACTTCACAGGAGAACTGAGTTGAACTGTTGTCAGAGATATCCTCTGGACCAATTATTAATGTTGACTTACCGTAGCCATCTGCAGTAACACCTAATGCTGACACTTGACGACT